CACCAGTCAAGCCCGCCTCAGGCCCAATCTGCACTGCTGCAGTTTAGAGGCGGGTTCCTACAGCCGTGTCCAGAGAGCACGGCTTCCCCTCGCGACCTGGTTCTCTACCAAAGAACTTAACGGGTGGTCTGCCCGGTCACCTACGTGTTCTACGTGCAGTGACGACACGTGGTTGTTTTCGATAACCCGCATGACAACCATTGTTGCGGGTTGCGGTCTACTTGCATGTGGAGGATAACCAAGCCTCCCTCACTTTCTCCGGCACCTGCTTACGGCCGCGAGAGCAGTGTGGTGTAGTATGACGTAACCGCGCTTTCTGGGTACACGGCCCTACGTAGAACTTTCCCCCAACGTGGCACATCGGCCCCCAGACTCAAGGCAACACAGACCCAGGCGGATCTCCCTGTTAACACCAGCAGATTAAGGTTCCAACACAATGTAAGCGCCCCCTGGAAGGTTAAGGTAGGTTTGCAGCGTGGTCGCCAGCTAGGGCTCACTCCGCGGCCACTGAGGGACCTACACCGTTCGGGTCCGGGACTAGACGGTCGAAAAGTACGTTGCTACCTCGCGTACTAAACCGCTTCCGCCCCGGGATGCCTATCCAGCTTCTTCAAGACAATGTGCCTTTCCCAACTAACGTTCTTGACCCGCAGGTCAGCTGATGTACAGGTTCCCGTGGCGACTGGCACGACGGGTCTGTGCGGTTGGTACCCTGCCCACACCGGTAGTAGAGCCAACATCTAGTGTTGGTTACGTGCCGATGCGCACCGTCCGGTTCACCTAAGTGTAACCCCCACGCCAAGTTATGAACTACTGGCTTTCCCCATACATGGAAACACAACCGGAAACCCCTAATGGTTCTCTAGAACTCTGGGTACCGCTTGCCATCCTTCACCCGGCCTGAAATAACTTCAACCACTAGGGCATTACCCTGTCGGCCCACTTACCGTAATCCCTTTTGACCCACCGAAGGAGGGGCCGCCGACGGGTGCAGCAAGAGCCCACCTCCTGGACCCTAGCAGCGAAGTCACACCGCATCACTCAACGCCCGATTAACACCCCGGGTTAGGTGAGCGCACTAGTAGGGACTAGTGCTTAACACTGTAGAACTTGTCGACCAAGCCAGGTCGGGACGAGAGCAAATCGTCGTACTGCCATGGAGAATCCTCTGGTGACCAGGGACCGATATCCAAATCGATCCCCCAGAGGTCCCTCTCCAATTCCAGCTGCGCATCGGTCCCCAACCCAAATGCGCGACAAAAGCTCTCCCTGGCTGTAGTCGTTGGTTCTACAAACCGCGCTGAACGGCGAGCGTCATTCCCGACGCCCAAAACCTCGTAATCACGGTAGAAGTGGTCGTCTACCGCTTTCGAGCCCTGCGTGAGGTGTACGAGACGTTCGGCTAGGGTCTGGATCACAGGTACACCCGCGTTAAGAGCAAGCTCGCACTGGGCTACTCCCCTGAGAAAGGGTTTCACAAACGCAGGCTGCTGCAGGTGAGCATGGCTGGAAGTCATATGCGAAACGACTTTCGACCAGTCCCTCACCATTTGCCACCTTCCGGGTGACAGCTCTACCGGTGCACTCTGACCAAACCTAATGCCTTCGAGTACGCTCACAGGACGTTCGAGGACCATCTCGTGGCCCGAAAACTCCAGGGCCAGGGGGGCAAACTCGCCAACAACCCGTGCAACGTCACCTCGGTTGAGAAAGACTAAAGCGTTATCGCCGTCCGCTAGGGTATCGAACGGTACGTTAATGTGCCTAAGCACGCCGATAACCACCGCAAGCATGATCAGTGTGTTGCCCATGCCTGTGTTAAAGTCTCCACTCGCCCTTCCGCCTGCACGAGAGAATTTGACTCCCCCTGGAGTGTTCCCTTCGTTGACCAGTTGCCGAGCCAGCAATGAAGCCAACTCGCGGTCCCCAGCGTGTGCCGCCAAATACACACTGTGTTCCTGCTGCAACTGCCAAACATCCACGTGAGCCTCGAAGGCACTACCGTCCACCTCAAACACGACGCAGTCCTCGAAGGACTTGAACTTCTTTACGATGAGGTTCGCGCGTCGCTCGCCGTTCAGCCCCTTCGCCACAACCCTGGTATTCGATCCACCGAACAACCTTTTGCCTGTGAGATAACCCCACAGCCAGTGCTCAAAAGGCTTGAGAAAAGAAGCTAGGGCCAGGTTGTACCTAGGACTTCTGGGAAAAATCATCCTAGGTTTCCCATACTTCCCGTACCCGAACTTCTCTGCCTTCAGAAACGCCCCTAGTATGCTATCCCGCACCTGGATAGGCTCTTCGGCGAGCGACGTTTCTGCTTCGATGTATCTGCGGCGCAAAAGCCCACTGTAAGATTGCGCCGTTTCCAGGTAGCTCCATCTTTGACCGCCCCATCGTCGTGCTAGTACTCCTAGTGTCTTGAAGACTCGGAGAACCGGGTGACGCGAGCCAGGACCAGCCGTGGGTGTGGGAGCCAGAGATCGCTTGAGCAGGGCAGCGATCTCGTTGTGGTTGCAGTTAGCGTGTACTGAGGGTGCCCAAGTACCCTCGATTATTGCCCCTAGGTTACACGCTGTGTACATTTTGCGCCTCCGATAAGGATCGCAGCCAAGTGGTGCTTTCAGCTCAAGGAAGGCGTCTTCACGCAAAGGGAGTTGAGGAGCTCCCTTGCAGACGCCTCTGAGACACACCTGGCTGGCCTAATCTTTGGCGCTCCACCATCCGTTCGTCTCAGGCAGGGCCCCCGTGGTGCTGGCGCTCTGA